TGACTGGCCGACGGTCTAGAAGACGCCAGGTTGTAGAGATTTCACCCCCCCTGCCCTGTCTTCTTATCATGGTCTGGTTTGCACATCGATTGCCAATTATCCTCATCCCAAAACAATACTGGATCGCCTCGATGAGGGATAATGTGATCAACTACGGTTGCCGCTGTAATTTGATTTCGTTCTGCACAATCAACGCATAGCGGATGTTCTGCAAGATAACGCTTGCTTGCTTTCTGCCACTTGTATGTGTAGCCGCGCTTGGTTGATGATTTTCTTTCCGAATAACCTTTACGAGATTTATTTTTGTTTCCTGTTCCATGCGTCGGTGGCTTGCGTGGCATTATCTCAAAAGGAACGTAACTGACCTGTCGTCAACTCGACCGCTACTTGTTCTAATCCTGCATGTAACTACCGAACCTGCCGTGGGGCTATAAATCCAAACTATTACGCTTGTGTTTGTATCTGCAAGAGCCGGCGCGTCGGGCGTTACGTTTCCAGCTGACGAGCTCACAACCACAACACCATCGCCGAGTGAAACGCCGCTAGCACTTACATCGATTTCTGTAATTGTTTCGCCTGCCTCTAGCCAATCTTCAACGCCTGATCCATTGGTCAATGAAGCCCAATCGAATTTGTAATCGAGCACGGCATCGGCATCGACAAGGAAAGAGCTTGGCATTATGGCGTTGGATCCGCGAACTCAACATCCCAAGCAGGAAAGTTGACAGTATTACCAGACGTTAGTGCCTGGCTGGTGCATGTGGTCACATACAGTAAACGAGTAGCGTCAACAACTGCAACATGGTTCGCCGAACCTGTAGCGTCAACGGTGATCGTAGACTTGGCCGCAACCGTTACCTTTCGCCCGGACGTGTCTCCGTTTGCTTTCGTGTAATCAGTATCAGCAACCATCGTCGCGTCGGCTAGTGCGTATGTTGAAACTGCTTCGGCTCGCGTGGTTGGTTCCGCGCTACATGCAATCATCAAGTCACCTTGATCAAGTACATCGATCGCGCCGTCTAATACATCATCATGAACACTCTTTCCCATCTTATTCCACCGTATCCTTTACGCCGAGCGAAGACTTATGAACGTCAAGCGTAACTGGCTTATCGCTGGGCTTGTTGTCCTCGCCTGAATCCAAATTCTTAACCCATCCATTTTTAACCCAATACTCGCCAACGTCATCGGGAACCGTAATCACGTCGCCGACTTCCAGGTCATAAAACTTTTCAAAGGGTTTATCTTTGATTCGTAGTTTCGCTTCTATTTTCATATTTCACCTAATGAATTGTGTAAATTCTTGACTCTGCTGCTACCAAGTAAACTCGATCATCTGTTTTTATTTGGTAAATTCTTTCTGAAGGTGTCACCGCTCCAGAGGGTATTGTAAGCGTAACGTTGTCAGAGATTAAACCGTGCAACGCATCACTAATTATTAACGCGTGATTTTGCGTTAGTGCGATGCTCTCGCCGGAATGCGCGTGCAACGCTTCCTGAATTGCCAACTGATGATCTTGCGTTAGCGTTAAGGCTTCCACCGTTTGAGCATGCGACGCATCATTAATACCTAAAATTGTTGCGACTGACAAAATAACGTTATCAACTACGTGCCCGTGAGCGCTATCGTTTATTGACAGCTGATGGTCTTGCGTTAAATCAACATTATCCGAAACTTGAGAATGTAACGAATCTTGGATAGCCAATTGATGATCTTGTGTTAGGTCAATATTATCTGCACTGTGTGAGTGCTGCCCATCCTGCAAAATCAAAATCCCAGCCACCGACAAAACAACGTTATCAGCCGTATGGCCGTGCGTTGAATCCTGAATCGTCAATTGATGATCCTGTGTTAACGCCAAATTATCTGCCGCGTGTCCGTGCGCCGAGTCTTGTACAGTCAATTGGTGATCTTGCGTCAAGTCGATATTATCACTCGACAGTAAGTGTGAAGAATCTTCGACTACCAGCTGCTGATCCTGAGTCAGGTCTATATTATCTGAAGCTAATGAGTGAGCTGACTCGTCAACATTTAAGATGTGTAATTGCGTTAGATTAATATTGTCCGACGATTGCGCGTGCGTAGAATCTTGAACTGTAAGTTGGTGTAACTGAGTTAAGTCAACATTATCAGCGCTGTGACCATGTATCGAATCTTGAATTATCAAATTCGTCCCACCACCCGCCGCAACAGAATGCGGAACAAAATCATCTAACGCGAATGGAAACCCAGTTGGACAGTGATCGACATACCCTGCGACAGAAACAGTAAATGTTCCGCCGTTAACCATATCCGCCGCGTTGTGTCCAGCATCGAACAACGTCAAACTTTGTGGTCTTACTCTCGCTGCCGATACTCTCGACGCAAGTGCTGCGATTTCGCTATCTGATAGAATCACATCCCATTGCGCAAATTCACCAATAGCACCGTTGTGTCCGCGGGTTGCGTCAGATCTGTTTCCAATGTAACAATTCGATGTTTTGTTTGAATACGTGCCGGAAGGCGCTGTAATTTCAACAACCGAAACTGACGTACCATCGAGCCAAAACACAGGGTCGTTAGCTGTACTGCCGGCGTCGTAAGTTATAGCTAAGTGATGCCAACCACCTGCGCTGGGTTGTGTTATTCCCCAGCGAGCGTTTGATCCGCTCCATGCGTCGACAGTAAACGCAAAATCACCATTGGTTGTCCTGTAGTAAAGATACTCTTGCGTACCCTGATCGAACAAACGACGCGCTGTTGAATCGTAAGCGTCAATGTAAAACCAAGCCGAAATCGTCCTAAGTGTGGTGCCAGTTCGACTACCTGTATTTACTGTATGAGCTGTAGATGTATAGTCTCGAGCCATTAGACATCGGAATATTCGAATTCGACGTAAAATACTCCCGCAGGAGCCGCAAGATCGTCGCTAGCGTCACCACTATTTCTAAACAATTTGACAGGGGCGATATCCCCAGCGGCGAAATCTCCGGACGTTAGCGTCATTGTTGATTTGTTTAAATTAAACGCTGTCCCGTCTGTTGTTGTCGTTACGGTATCGGACGTACTTGTCGCTGCCGCACCCATGTCTTCGCCGACGGCCCTAGTCAGATACGAAAGGTCGAAGACGGCATCTCCCGTCGTTGCGTCAGCGATCCAATATATGTTTACTTTTGCAGTCCCAACATAATCGCCCGGTACTTTTAACAATCCGGCGATACCGTCTTTGTTACCGCTGTCATTAAACACGATGACGAATGGATTGATAACAGCGCCCGAATCAAGCTCAGAATAAAGTTTTATCGTCACATCGCCTGAATTATCAGGGACTGGATTTGACCCGAGAAGTGGTGTAGTGCGTGTCGTCATTATGACAGCTCCCTGACGTATTTTTTAAGCATCCAGAAGCCAACTAATTTCTTTTTTTGTTGATTAGATAATACTTTAGGGCTTGTTGCAATATCGATTTGAGCGCTGATCGTCGCACGCTCGCCATCAAACCAATCTTCCACAGCCTGCATAGCCGCGTTTATTGTTGGGCGATTATAATCAACGGTTCCAATCGATGACATTTTTTGACGTATTTTTGATTTCTCTTTTGTACTGATAGCTGCCATATATCACCCACAAAAAAAGCCCAATTAAGGGCTTTCATAGTTATCTAAACGCAAAAATGCCCGAAGCTCTCGCGACAGGCATTTGTTGATTCTATGGAGATTATAGTTTTGTCAAGGGGTCTTGTCAAGGAGATGACGCTGGATATGTATACAGCTGATTATAAAGAGTGTCTATTTATTTAAAAATCTTCTTTGACTGTACATAACGTTATCCACCACAATAAAATCCTTATTTAGCCATTGTGTGACCTGCGCCGGTTTCACACCTTGTGCCTCTGCGAAGGCTCGTTGCGATCCTCCAAACTCTTCGCTGATGTATTCAGCGAGGGTTCTGGCGACAGGTCTCAATTCTTTTTTAAATTTTCTTCCCAACACTCTACAACACCAATTTGGCTCATTTGCATCATTTCGTAATCATTGCAAACAGCGTCTGTCATTTCCTTGTTAAAAGCTTCTTGGTCGCTATCACCTAAATCGTCATGAATCGCTTTTGCCCGATCTTGCAGGTCTTCCTCTTTTTTGATGTAATCAGACCACCAGGAGTAAGTTTCGATAGTCATTTCGGGCATTTCGCGCTCGTCGTTATATCCGTCAAAAGCATCCGCATTACCCAGTAGATCGTATTCCCAATTACAGCCAGTTTTAAGGTCTACAATTTCTAGTTCTTTTACTTTGCCGTTTACTAAAATTTCCATTTTTTTGCCCTCTTTACTTTGAGCTTCGGCCTCTCCTCAACTCTTAAATATAGTATAACACTATATTATATAAAGTAAAGCGTTTTGCTATATTATTTTGGATATTTACAATAATATTTCCAACTTTTCTATTGCTGCGTCAAATATTGAAATGTAGGTTCTTTTGTACATGCCCAGCATTCTTGCTGCTCGTTCTTTTGAATACCCTCTCACGTAATGATAAGTAATAACTTGCTTATGTCTGTATTCTAGCGTCCTTACTGCATCATCTACTTCCTGATTGCCTGGGGATAAGTCTTTTGCTTCGCCCGATCTCACAGAGTCATCAAGACACGACTTAAGACCTTTAAAGCTTAATCGTGATTTTTGGCCCCACGACACTAAACGCCAATGAATGCTCATGCTATTTCCTTCTCTAATTCAGCAATTTGCCCCCTTAATTCTTTTTTTATTTCTTCCACTTCGTTTCGGTAGTATTTTCTTGAGTCATGCTTTAGTAAAAGTAATTCGTCCACAAACTCGCGTCCATAGGTGTCAATCATGTAAAGTGTGTAGTTTTGTAGGTTCCCCCTCAATGGCCCGTTGCAACATGGGCAACAAGGGTGAATATTTTCTTCTAATATTTTTGTTGCCGTCCAGCGCCGACTAATAAAATGTGCGCCTTGCATCTCCTTCCAGTGCTTTACTACCCCGCAGGTAACACAGGTGACATATCCATCATCATTTGCAGCCTTCATTCTTACCAGTTTTTGCATCAACACGGCAGCTTCATCAACTAACTTAGCTATGGATTTAAGCTTCGCCATGCATCGCCAATCTATAATCAAATGGATGTCTCAGCGTGATTTGCTCCGATCCGCAATAATCTTCAATCTCATTTAAAAACTTAGCAAACTTCTTTTGTGATAACTTACTAGTATTTCTAAGCTGCTCAACAACGCCCATTGGGGTTTTTTTAGATTCGTAGCCGAGAAATAAAGATTTAAAATAAATCTTCCAAGCGTCAGGTGTATAGTATTCACCGTGGCTTTCTGCGTAGCTCTTGCTTGCATTACTACACCACATATGCAAAAGACTATTCTGAGCTAGGCTCCTATCAGGGGAGTAAGGTTTAATCTCAACCGTATGCCAATGATCGTAACTCAAATCACTAACTAACTTAGTTGCGTAATTTTTTTGTTTATCTGATTTAACAATGACTATCAAGTTTAGATCTCCGATTATCTCTTTCTCAACTTCTGCGAACTATCTCTATGTAATTGTTCGCATCTGAGCTTAGCGTCGTTCGGCGTTTCATATTCAGCAAACATCTTGAACCCACCTGTTTTTAGTTTCTTGTAAGCAATATACGTAAATTCAGTTTTATCAATTGGCCGCCGGCAAACTAAATACTCACCGTAGGCTTGGCAATCTGAATTATGCTTTTTCCAATTAGGGGTTATCATAAATCTCCTTGTCAGTCCCAGCTTCAGAGCTGTATTCGTGGCATTGACCGATAGCACCCACCATCGGGTTGCCAAACTTTTCATTTTGTTTTGCGCATTGCCATGTGTGGTCTACCCTGTGGACACGGCAATTCACACAAGGCCAACACTCGACCACTTCCTCAAATTTTAAATACTTAGCCATAAAATATTTTGACAAGAACGGTGATCACTACAATTGCAGCAATATAAAATAACCAAAATTTACTTGACGGTACTGTTGTCTCATCTTCAATCGGGTAATCTTCGGGTGCATCATCACAACGTCGTCTGTGTTTCATTATGATCTCCTTTGTTAAATCACTTCGCTTTCCTGCTCAGGTACATTACGATCAACATAATTCGTCACTCGCTCTTTTTCTTTTTCAATCTTTTCAGCTCGAACTTGATTTGCTTTCTTCATGTATGTCACTGCGTCGTCTGTTCATGCTGCGTCTCCTCGGTGGTTAATTGCGATTTAGTGCAGCTCGTAAATTCTTGATCCCTTTTTTTCCTGTGTCAGAATCTGATTTCAATATCTCAAGTTTTGGAAATTCTCTATGCATTGTATGAGACCGCACTTCACAAGATCTGATAAATTCATTCATCGACGGAGGCCAATCCTCTTTCCAAGTATCAAGCCCATGTTTTATTTGATCTCCATTCAATCCAGCAAGACCTTGAGCCCACTCCTCGACTGCTTCTTCTTCGATTCCCTCGATTGACGCAGCCCACTTTGAGCCATACCTTGCCTGTAATTTTTTAAAGAGGCTGGCTATCCAGTGTTTCGGCAAAGCCGTTTTCTTGGATGTCTTTCCTTGCGATTTCGTCGAGCTTGTCCGAGACACGTTTTGATTTACTCCTGGAATCAAATCCCCCACTGACTTCACAATTTTTCTCCTGATTTCGTTTGATCGCAAGCTGATCCCATTTTTCTCTGAGCTTGCCTGGGCTTAAAATATTTGATTGCCAAAAACTGTCTTGATTTGCCCACTGGAAAAGTTCACAAATTTCTCGATGAGATCGACGATCAATTTCACGCAGCTGACGAATTTTTTCAGACCACAATTCGATACTTGGTGGTTTGGTTTTTGGGTTTAAGATTTTTATTTTTTCAAAGATAAATTCCGCCGCTTTTTTATCGTCGACAGAGTATTTAGTATTTACTTCTTCCTTTACATTTACATTTGTGGCATTTCCGTCAACATTTACTGAGTTATCTCCGACGAAAACCCCCTCAAGTAGGTAGTTTTCGTTGACGACAACTGCTTTTTTCTTTTTTGAGCCTATGAAGTATCTTTTTTGAGTTGCCTTTGAGGTGAGTATTCCGTACTTTGAATGCATCTGTGAATTGAAAATTTCTCGCCTCAAAGCCACTTCAACTATCTCACCAATGCGGTTTAAGTCGGTCATTAATCGCCTTCTTATGAGCAAATAAAGATCGTTTCCACCGTCAATGTAGTAGCCATTATTTTGATAAATTAGCTGCCAAATTGTCACCAAAACACCCAGCCCTTCACCGCCAGTTTCAGCAATAAATAGCTCTACTTTTTCATCAAATTGAACGTCCATAGGAAAATAATCTATTCCCTGTTTTGTGGGCCTAGCCATCCGTACTCACCCAAACACTGCCGAATAAATCCAAACAAAGCCGATAAAACCGGCACCCAACATAAATACAAGTCCAATAAAAAAGAGAACAATAATTGTAAAAATCTTATCGAACGCTGGATTAGTTAGAGCTTGATAAGATTTCTGTAACTCTCGTATTGACTTCATTAGCTGATATCCTCGTATTTCACTGCACTAAATAACAGGCAAATGAAAGTGTTGAAATTACCAAATTTTAAGTACAGTTATATATAAGACTGCAATTACCAGCATGACTATAATTAACTTGTTCGTCGAACTAGAAACGTCTAATTTAGTTGCTAAATGAGGAACCTGGTCTCCAATATTCGACAGGCGAGACCGTATATCAGAAACATCGTTTCTCATGGCGCTAACCTCTTTCTCTAGGTTGTCTACTCTTTTTTCCATCATGCTGTCATTTATTACCCAAACACTTGCTAGGTTCTAAAAATTTGGTGTTTTGTGTAGTTACATTGCAAAACCAAAGTCATTAATATCAAACAAACAGATGATCTCCTCTGATTTGGAGATATCAAAATTACATTGAATTAACATTACTGGGATGTTTTGGATGGTCTGGATCACTCATGATTTCTTGAATTTCATATGCCCGAAGTTTCGGCACATTAACTTCCCATTGAGAAACTGCAGACTTGTATATGTTTAGTGCGGCAGCCACTTTTGTCTTGCTGCCGAAAAAATTAACAGCGTCAGATACCTTCATAAATGCCCTGCATGTAAGTTTTAATCAAAAAAAGTATAGCATTTTGAACTTATATGTACAGTATTTTGAACAAATAAAAGTTTAGAATGATGAACATGGACGTAATGGATAGAATAAATCAGCGAATGGCTGATCTAAAAATTAAGCAGATTGATATTGTTAACTTCACGGGAGCTGGCAAGTCATTAGTTAACCAGTGGACGAATGGAAAAACAGTTCCTGGAAAAAAATATCTCTTAAAATTGTGTGGGTTACTTCAATGTGACCCAGAATGGCTGCTCGAAGGCAAGCAAACCTCCAAATTTGGGCTAAACTATATTTCTATTCACGAGTCAAACGCTGGCTACAAGAACGTTACTAGCGGTCCCGACGTATTAAGATATGTACCCTTAATATCAACTGTGCAAGCAGGCCAATGGTCAGAGGTGATAGATATTTTTCAACCAAATGACGCCGAGGAATGGAGAGAGACGACGGCTCGAGTAGGCTCTAGAGCTTTTGCACTTCGTGTGGTTAGTGACTCAATGGTAAACCCAAACGGATCTCCCTCGATTCCCGAAGATGCAATTGTTATTGTTGATCCTGATATAGAAGCGAATAACGGCAGCATTGTTGTCGCTCGATTGGATTCTGCAACTGAGGCAACGCTAAAAAAACTTGTCATTGATGGCCCTAGAAAATTTCTAGTTCCTCTGAATCCAAAATATCCAACAACTGAAATGAGCGACGATTACACAATTGTAGGAGTCGTGAAAAAAGTCGAAATGGATTTGTAGATCAGATTGTAAATTACTCAAGCATCATATATTTTTTATTTTCACCAGCCGATAAGCCTGAGTCGGTAACTAAAAGTGGAGCTTGCTCGCTCTCGCCAATTAACAATCCAACCCATTCAGTCACTTGCCCCCCAGTAAAAAGATCTGCATCCAATTCACTGAAACCAAATATTAACGGGTGTTGATATAGAATATTATGTTCGCCTGTACTTCTAAAATCATAGTGCCAAATTGACTCACCTTCTTGCTTATCACCCATATATCGTACATTTATGTTTGCTAGCATGTATTCAATTCCTTCTTCTAACGGATCATTTGAGTCTCCGCCAGAAAGAACTATTTCTAATGCCTCTTTTCCTCTAATCACCTCTATGACTTTTATTTCCCAAAATTCCGTTATGAGTGTTTGACCTAACGGGACGGGGTTGTCTCGTCGAGACCCGATGACACTGGGTGTCACATTAATTAAATCATTATTTATTATTGCGGACGTACCATCATCGCAATTAACTGTTTTAGTGCCATCATTATTTGATGTTACCGTGCAACCTGCACCATCTGCGATCAACACGCTGTTCCCGTTATCGCAGCTTAATGTTTTTGTCCCATTCCCGTTATCAGCGACGTCACAGCCATCAGCAACGCCCCTATCACCTTGCTCACCGTCACTTCCCGTGATGCCGTTGCATATGTATTGAGTTAGGCTAATCTCATTATCATCAAGCACACTATCTCGATTTTGATCCATTCCGGTTGTAATCGCTTTTCCTCCCGCTTGGCAGTTGACTCCCGCTAACTCATCAGCAATTCTTATTAGGCTGTTATATCCATTGCTCCCGTGGCATACGATTTTCGAAGAGGTAACTTCAGAATTGTCCAAGCTGCCGTTTTCGTTACTGTCAAAGCCCGACTCTATTTCAACACCTCCAGCTAAACACTGATCACCAGCTTCAATATTTAAACTGCGTAATAACGTTAACTTGTCACCCGAGGGATCAACGAATGAATTTTCACCTCCTCCGCAGCTGATAAGTAAAAAAATTACACTGAACAAAAATAATACTCTAGCTGATTTCTGCATTCTACTTTCCTCATATATTCACTAGCACAATATCAAATTCATGCGTGCAAACAAGATAATTTTACCTCTATTTATTAAGTGGCAACGCATCACTTAAAACAAAAGTTCGTTTTTCTGTACTTTTTTCTTGACTATGAGGTTCAGTTTTCTATACTCTATCTGTAACAAATAACAACAAGCCACACGGAACGTGGTCATTGGGGACAACATAAACTGGACGAGGTGAAAAATGCTAACAAAGAAAGAATCAATAATTTTAAAAATGGCTGCAAATGGGTGTACAGCAAAACAGATGGCCAGAAATATCAACGTTGCTGAGGGTACTATTCGGCATCATTTGGGAAATATACGAAGCAAATTAGACGCTGAAAATACAGCACATGCGGTATATCTTTTTTACGGACAACGGGACAGAGCAGCATGAAAAAATACGACTCAAAATACACAACTACAGCACGCGATATTGTTAATGGCACTACTGATGTACATCCTTGTGATTACAATAGGGTGCTTGGAATTATCTTGGCAGAAAGAGATGCATGCCAAGCTGACTTGTTAATGGCAAGGGCAGCGTTAGAGCACGGACTAACAAAGACCGCTAACAGTGAAAACTCAATGCGCAAAGCTTGTCAGAAAATCAACAGTCATCTTGGTGATAGAGAAACGAAAGAACCAACATTTTTATTACTTGAGCAAAAAGCCATTGCTTAACCTCCCTTTGTAATGGCATTTCGGGCGCGCCCTCCTCTCCTGCATGGGCGCGTCATTTTTAAAAGGATTGACATGCGAATAGATTGGAAATATTTAGCAACAACAGATGGGTATAAATCGCTTAAAGCAGCTTATGTTCGTGATGTTCAGAAGTCGGCTAAATTTAAGCGTCCAATGAGAGATAAGGTGGAATTTCTTACTCAGTTTCGATGGGTTATTGGTAGAGCTAAACATTACGCACATCATACCGGCAGATCTATGGAGTCAATTTTAAATGAGTGGGAAGAGAATCGTGCATATTGGTGGCTTAACTATTACCAAGATTGTAGGCAGCCAAAATTTCATTCTGGAGCTCGACTCCCAGCATGGACTGACAACACTAATTTTAAAGTAAAAAATAGATGGTCAAAGGCTAAAAAAAATAGACAGGCAAGAAGAAATCAATTTTTATTGAATCTGTAAGTCGGTTGCTCGAAGGGAAAACGTGATGCTTATTAAAGAGTCGAGTCTTGAAACGTATTGCAAGTACCAGATTGGAAAGAGAGGTTATGTTGAACTCGAATAACACACAAATATCTTTCCTTGTGTAGACGCTATAAATTATCCCTATCATAAGCCTTTAGCGCTAACGTGATAACAGTTCAACCGGCATGGCTGATGGGGATACCAATTTTAAAGGATAAAAAATGAATAACGACATCTACTTAATCCCTGACGAACATGACAGCGAATGTATTGCAGCTATGAAATCCTTATTACGCAAGGATAAAGCCTTTAGTAATTCGGAAGTCGGTAAGTTATGCACTGCGATAATTTACGAACGCGAAGAAGAGCAACATGCTCACAAAGTGTTGATTGAAAATGCTGAAGAAACCATGGACGCTTTTAATAATGAGCAACCACTAAGGATGCATTTTGATTTACTGCAACCAAGCATTGAAGATTCGAAAAAGATTTTCAAGCCAAAAAATCAGGGTGAATTATTTGAAGTGGTTAGTGAGATATGTACACCAATGTTTGCTTCAGCCAGGCAGGTTGGATAATAAAACGGGAGGTAGTTATGGGCTCGCAACAAGAATTTAATGCAAGCGATTTCCTACGAGGCCAGCAGGATTGCAAAGAGGGCGCTCCCCCTAGAGTTAATGCCACTGAGGATTACTTGCGGGGGTATGGTAATCAATACCAACATGAGCAAAATATGGAGTATTTAACCCGTGGACATAAGTAAATTACAAGAGCCCTTAAAAGTTCATGAGCTGGATTTTAGGATTCAGTCCATCAATAAAGGTGGTTACGCGACTATATTGGCCTATAAAAACGCGAGAGTTGATATTAATAGGCTTAATTCTATATGTGGCCGATTAGGATGGGAGCGTTCGCACAGTAGAGATAATCGCAACTGTACCGTTTCTATTTGGGACGACGAAAAAAGCCACTGGGTAAGTAAAGAGGATACCGGAAAGGAGAGCATCGCCGAGGCTCAAAAAGGATTAGCCAGCGACTCATTTAAGCGAGCCTGCTTTAATTGGGGCATAGGAATTGAGCTTTATGACTTCCCGGTTATTCAAGTCAAGCTCACTCCTAAAGAATTTAAAGTTGATGGTGATAAAGCTAAGGCAACTTGGGAGTTAAAATTAAAAGAATGGACTTGGTTTTTAAGATCTGGAGAAGGCGGCGAAGTTTGCCAATTAGCTGTGAGGGATAATTCCGGCAATGTCAGATTTAACTATAAGTTAGAGAATAAAGAGACTGCGTAATATATTTTTAATTTAAGCAACACTACTAAAGGAAATGTAATGGCCGGAATCAATAAAGTAATGTTAATTGGTAATTTAGGCGGAGATCCCGATATTCGATACACACCGTCAGGTAGTGCAGTTGCCAATTTAACAATCGCCACAAGTGAAACCTGGAAAGATAAAGACACCAAAGAAAAGAAAGAAAAAACAGAGTGGCATAGGGTTGTTTTTTTTAATCGCCTTGGTGAAATTGCAGGTGAGTATCTGAAAAAGGGCTCAAAGGTTTATATTGAAGGAAAGCTACAAACACGCAAATGGCAAGATAAAAGCGGCAACGATCGTTATACAACAGAAATAATTGGTAATGAGTTGCAAATGCTAGATAGCCGAGGTGGAGCGGTTTCAAATTCTAACAACAGTACCTCAACGCCTTCAAATGCTAAGCCCGCTGGAGCTGATGATTTTTCCGACTTCGGTGATGATATTCCTTTTGAATGATATAAAAACATAATCAATTAACAGGAAAATATTATGAAATTACATCAGACCAGTAAAAAATACAAAGATGCAAAAGAAGATTTGGACACTCTAGATATACCAGAGGAGGCGATTAACGATACTCTTGAGGCAATTGGCGGCGAGATTGACAGTAAGTTAATTCCTCTTTCAGGGATTAAAGAAGATAACATGCCTTCCCTTTTCTCAACGAACGGCATTGATAATTTATTAAGTCAAATTAATGAGTATGTATCTAAATTTGAATGTGACACATCAACCGCAAAAGGGCGAAAAGAAATTGCAAGGAACGCGATGCGGGTGTCACGTTCGAAATTAAGAATTGACGGCTTTAGAAAAGAGCTAGTTTCCAAGGAAAAGCAAAGACTTAAGCTGATAGATTCCGAAGGTAAGCGCTTTCGTGATGCCTGTGACAGTATTAGGGATCAAGTGCGCAAGCCGCTAGACGACTGGGAAGAGGCCGAAGAGCGCCGATTAGCCAAAGAGGCGCTTGATAGGGAAATTTCTGACGCTTTTGATTTAGCAATAATTGAAAATGATTTATTTGACCGACAAAAATCCATTGAGGCACAAGAAGCAAAGCTCGCTCAAGAAGCTGAAGAAAAGCGATTAAAAGAAGCTGCTGAGCAAAAAGAGCGTGATCGAATTGCTAACGAGGAACGCATTAAGAAAGAGGCAAAGCTGGCTGCTGAACGTGAAGCTAAAGAAAAGCTTGAACTCGAAAGAAGAGAATCCGCCAAACGTGAAGCTGACGCCATCATAGCTAAGGAGCGCGCAGAACGTGAGGCTAAGGAAGCTATCGAGCGAGGAAAGAAAGCTGCGGCACAAGCAATTATAGATAAAGAGAATGCCATCAAAAAAGCCCGAGAAGACGCCGAACAAAAAGCAAAAGAAGCTGAAGACAAGCGATTACGCGAAGAAGCGCAAGCGAAAATACTGGCAAGGCGGAAAGCTGAAAACATCGAACATCAAAAAACAATAAACAACGCCATTAAAGTTGCTTTTCAAAAAAATGGACTTAGCGAGGAAACAAGTAAAATCATTGTAACAGCAATAGCTAAAAAGCAAATTCCCAACTTATCAATTAATTATTAGCTTCAAAGGCTAACTTATTGTGAGAGAGATGAAGCGCTAAAAATGAAAGAGTGGCTGGAGAAAATATGAAACGAGTTAATTGTGAAGGCGTTGGAGATGATGACGGCTTTTTTGAAGTTGAAGTTTCGCAAAGTGCGACTGATATGTTTGTTGCGCAGCGTGATAGTGAAGCAATGGAAAATGCAGTTAAATACTCATACCCCTGTTTTCAACTGGAAGAGAAAGTACGCGAAGAACTGATACAAATTGCGTGGTCTGAATCGTTCGGATTAGTAATGGGAGATGGAATCCTCTATATTGAAATCGAAAGACTACAACATCTTTGTCGTAACGCGATGCTTAAGGTCATATACGGCAGAGCCTTCCAAAATTGTTTTTGGTTACCGACAATAGATACTCGAGCTCTTGATATGGATGACAACGGTGTAGTCAATTTACCGTTCGAAGACATAGTAAAAATGTGTGTTGATGCGTTAAGTTACAAGAGAAGCTGCTGTTAGCGTTGCCTAATTTTAATTTAAACTACGGAGACATTGACAGTGCACATTGATAGTTTTAGTAATGCAACAGTGGTTGATTTGAAAAAATCAGGTCGCAATGAAAGCGGGGTTCTATTTGCGCTCAAATATCATTCCCGCGTTAGCACTTGGGACATGAGTAAAAATTCTTGGCTAAGAGTTATTATAAAATCACTGAAAAAAAAGAATTTGATTATACCTGCGGATGAAGATTACCCGTGGCATAAGTGGAAGCTCACCAATGCTGGGGAAAAAGCAATAACTACATAAATTATTTAATTGAAATGATTACTTGTAGACGTATAACATTGTTAATAACACAGAGATCGATGTTTATTGCTTGATAGTAACATTTTGGATCAATTAGATAATAGTCAACACTGACATCAGCGACAAGGATTAATTATGTCTTATAAAGCATCTGCATCAAATGAGGAGCATGCAGAAATCGAAGCTATTAACAAAATGAAGCCGGAGGAAATAAATGATCTATTGTGTAAGCAACATCAGGAAATCAAAGAGCTTAAGGAAAAATTATTAACTATTGAAAAAGTTTATATAAAACTAACTAACTCAGATTATGTGCTGGATGATTGTGAGGAGATAAGCGGATACTTAGCGACACATGAAATAATGTGCCAGCTTGATGAGTTATTTTTAAAGCCCAAAGACGTCTAACTAGTAGTATCCGACAGCTGTCACTTACCAACCAACTAGGATTATAAAATGAAAACTAAAGTAAATATGGAAGTAGAGATCGATGTTAAGAAAATCGTTATAGAAGTTAGCCTTAGAGGGGTTGGTGGTGACGAAGATGATGATATGCCGACAGATTTTCCAGGACTTAATGAGCAAAAAACAAATTGGAAGGCTGTTATCGATATTGACACCGGGCAAATTGAAGGGTGGCCTGTTGGCGATGAGCGAGAACTTTTCATTAAGGTTTGCGATGCTGGTATTTACACTCTTTTTGACGCGGAATCTAAACAGATCGTACAAATGGATGGTTATGTTCCTAATGGTGTCGTGCCTGGCGAATATGGTGATTATATAGAATTGGAAATCGGTGGTGATGGCATTATAAAAAACTGGCCGACATCACCTGATATTTCAGAATTTTTTGAAGCCTAACTACTATTATCCGGCAGCTGCTGTAGGTACATTTTGAGAATTACATTATGAACGACTTGTTTTTGACTGATGAAGAATTGAAAGAGATGTCTGGATACTCAATTAAGTCCAAGCACATTGAGTACCTAGAAGGCTTGGGCCTGCCTTTTTTTATTTCACGAACAGGTCACCCGAGAGTTCCTCGCGTACATATTACGGGTCACCCACCCATAGAAAAGAAAAAACCTAATTTACAAGGATTGAGTCGTGCGAAAAAGAAAAAATAAAAGCTCTCTACCTACGCGAATGTACTATAAAAACAATGCGTATTATTACGTAGATAAAAATAATAAATGGCATCGATTAGGCTCTAACTACATCGAGTCTATTTTAGCCTACGCTGAACGAAACAGCACAAATAAACCAATAATTACCATGGGGCAATTATTTGATCGATACTTGGCTGAAATAATTCCCACTAAAGCACCAAGAACTCAAGAAGATAATATTAATTCATTCAAATTTTTACGCTTAGCTTTTTCAGACATGATGCCTGCTGAAATTTCTCCGCAAGATATTTACGCTTATATGGATGCTAGAGAGGCCCCTGTCAGAGCGAATAGAGACAAAGCATTATTAAGCCATGTATTTAAAAAGGCAATTCGATGGGGTGTGATTGAAAATAATCCTTGCCGAGATGTCGAGAGCAATCCCGAGAAACCGCGAGATAGGTTGGTGACTCAGGAAGAGTTCTGGCTTGTTTATGATTTATGTAAAAATCCCACTGTAAAAGCTGCAATGAAATTGGCCGCTATAACTGGGTTAAGACAAAATAAAATACTATCGCTCCATGCTTCCCACATCAAAATAGATTGCATCGAAATTGATTCGGGCAAGCGAGGATTAAAGCTTTCAATTGAGCGTACTGAAGAACTAAACGAGGCATTGATCGAGGCGAAAAATATTCACACTATATCGAGCTTATATGTCTTGCACACAAAAAAGGGTAAGCCTTATTCAAGTTCCGGTTTTAAATCAATGTGGAAACGTACGCGGGATTACGCATTAAAAAATGGCTTAAAAGAATCATTCACTTTTCACGATTTACGAGCTATGGCTGGCAGTAACACAGATAACGATGATTTGTTGGGCCATAAAAATAAATCAACTTTTCATCGATTCTATCGGCGTGCCCCGGTTAAGGTTTTGCCTGTGAGTATAAAGAAATGATTATCTATTGTTGTGGATGCCTTGATAAAATTGAGGCCAGACTAACAACTGGGCACGAAATATATCCACATAGAGATGACTTACACGATTTGCCTTTTTGGAAGTGCAATAAGTGCGGAAATTTTGTTGGGTGCCACCATAAAACAAAGAATAGAACTCAGCCACTCGGTTGCATTCCAACGCCCGAAATCAAAAGCGCTAGACAACATATTCACAAATTACTCGACCCTATTTGGCAGTCCGGAAGGGTTGAGCGCAAAAAGCTTTACGCTAAAATTAGCTCAAAAATTGGCTGGAAATACCATACCGCAAATATCAGAAGTGTTGATGAAGCCAGAGAAATTTATAAATTAATTAAAGAGCTATCTAATGAGCATTAGACAAAAGGGTTCTAATTAGATGATGGTTACTAAAAAGAACCCTAAGTTGTTGAATATGGGGTGGCTAACGGGACTTGAACCCGCGACGACTGGAATCACAATCAGGAATTTAGGCCATTCAAAACTTATTGATAATACTAAAGAATATTCCAATTCAAGTCAATTTTTCTGTCTAATATACAGTGCTTCATACAGTGTCAACAAATCAATACCTTACGATCTAATTAGGCACTCACTTAGACAAATAATCTTATTATTTACGCTCTTTTCCCCTGCCCACGCTGACTACTACCTAGAATCAGCAATCGCACTACACGCTGTTGATTGGCTCCAGACGCACGAAATCAGGCAAAGCGATCACTACTCAGAAACCAACCTATCCCTCGGGAGGGAGCCATCTGCTGCCGCAGTTAATAGGTACTTTATCGCAACGGGTGTTGGGTTAATCGCTGCTCATTATTTATTGCCAAATCCTTTTAACAAGTGGCTGCGTGTTGCGTGGTTTTTGAACGGTCTTGTCAGTACAGGTAACAATTACGCCATTAGGGTGAGGATTGAATTTTAATAAGCATTCTAGCCGACGTGTACGGGCCACAGAGTGGGAATGAAATATACACGCGTTGATGTACACATGTGCTGCGGTGATACGAAATCACGCTGGAAGCGTAACCGGCAAACTATTAAATAACTCAACCAAGTAAGGAATAAATCAAACATGAACGATAAGGACATAGTGGTTACCCCGCTACACAATAGGTTGAGAGCAATTGAAAATGGGAAGTATAGAGTTGTTCGAAATTCTAAGCGTAGGCGATTACTTGACAAGCGTGGTGAAAATATTTGGTGGGAAGAGGAAATCGGCGCGTGGGTTTGGGATTTTTGGAAATGCCCATTCTAATTAACAACGCAAGTTTATTGTCATGTAAACCCGTAAAACTATATAGGAGCGCTTTGGCATGAGCAATATTGTAATAGATTTTGGCAATGACGGCTTCAAGATAAATGCAGAGTTGAAAATGGACGGCAATATGTGGTGCGTTGGTATTGGTGAAAATATACAAGATGGACTTTATGTTTTTAATAAATATCCTCTAGACGCAATATGGGCGTTTAAAGATGAGTTTAGAAATTATATTCCAAAAAAAGCCGAGGACTTATTTTCAGGAACTGACGTGCCCAAACAAACGTTGGCTGAGAGAGTACGCGGGGCGGATGTAACGACTGAAAAGTACGACAGCTATGCAGGATAAGACAATGGATTTAATCAACCGTATCAAATCACACTTACAACAAATGGCACCGCACGTTAAAGCATGTGAAAGTCCAGTCTTATTAAAAGAGGCTTTGGCAGAACTGGAAAAGCATGAATGGATTAGCGTTGAAGATAGATTGCCCGAAAATTGCAACCATGTTCGTATATTTCCTACGTTACAATTTCATGAAACATGTGATTCAGCAGAATATTTAATTGATGAAAAACGCTGGCGATGCGAATTCCATAATGGGTATGACTATGAATACTTTTACCCCGAAAATATTACACACTGGAGGCCGATACTAGAAGACGATCCTGTCGTAAAAACAAGTCGAGGATAAGACAATGAGTGACAACATCTGCTCAAAATACAAAACCAAAGTAGAAACAGAAAACGGGACTATAGAATTATCGCACGATGAGCCTATTACTGAAGATGAGATTGCAGTTTTCAAACGATACACAACTGAAGAAATAATTCTGGAATTTACTCTTCACGGATGTGATATGTCCCGATTTAAAGTATAAAACTTATGGATGAGACAATGAAAATAGTTAAATTTTTAGATAAGACATGGGATGAAATACCCGAACAAGATAATCCCGGCTTGGCAGGTGAAGAATGCATCATGATTTACAGGGGAAAAAATTTCAACATCAGAGATGGCGGCTTTGTTGTTTCTATCATCCCCACAAGTAAAGTTATAGAAAGACTAGGTGTTTTCTGGGCAGCTGAAAATGCAGAACTGTTCGCAGAGATGTTGGCTGAAAATAAGTTGGACGGTACATCAAAATACAAATGTGTCATCTATTTTAATGACGAATATATTGAAATATTCAACATCACAGTGAGTGATATACAGAATGGTTTCTGGGTTGATAGTAATTTTAAGTTTACAAAAGAAAGTGATGGTAAATACTGGATGCATCCATCATCTGTCTGCCATGTTGAGAAACTAGATGATTAAAATAATCAATAGAATACCTGCAATATATCACACTGCGACGAAGCAAACACTGACCGCAATTCTTTTGTACTTTGTATTTATAGAGACTGGCTGGGCCACTGCGTTGGGTTTTTTCCTAATAGCTCTCGGTAACGAGGTAAGAAGGTATGATTAAAATAATCGATGAAACGCCAGAACCGGAAGTTGTTAAAAGAGCGGTGTGTAGAAATTGTGGCGTGACTTTAGAGTATACGCCAGCTGACACTAGATCTGAGATTGGGATAGATTACTCAGGTTGCTCTGATATTTATACTTTAATAAATTGCCCTAACTGCGGCTACGAAATAATACTCTAACACCAAAGGAATTTAAACAATGGCATCGCCACATGTATTCGAAGGATCTCAATATATAATACCATTGAAAGATGTGCAACACATTGCGAAAGACCCTCGGGACGGTTACGAGGATGATATTACAGTAGTCATGAAAAGCTCGACATGGAACGGCGAACTTGATTGTTACAACAATGCTCTGTATCTATATGGAGAAGATACTACGGATTTTATAACGGCGTGGTATGCGTATTTGGACGCAATAATCGAAGGAGAATAGATGTTACTCCAGGAATTTGAAGGTGTTATCACTGGTATATCTAAATCTGAAGTGATTGCAGAAATAACGGACATGACTAATACAGATAACCCAAATGAAATTGTCACTTTTTGTCGAGACGCATTTCCAAACAAAATTATTTTGGGCAATTATTTTAAGTGGCTGATCAATGACGATTCCGCGTCGCAAGTTTCAGAAATCAGTATTATAGATCTGGGAAAGTGGACAAAAGACGAAATCGAATCTGCTGAAATAGAGGCTAAGGAATTGGTAAAATATTTTAACACACTATAAGGAGTAATTGTGGCCGCGGATTTTTATATTCATGCAACTGTAACAACTTGGTCTGACCAAGCGGAGTCAGGCCATAGCTACACTTGGGAGATTGACGATTATTGTATCCAGCAGTTTAAAAAACTGAAAAAACAAGCAGCAATAGAAACTATCAAGAATCAACCCTTTTTTTAGCCAAATCTATTTTTTCTTGGATGAAGCTCTTTGATTCTTTTGAGTAGTGTACTAAAAATACAACTATTGTTGAGACGATCACAGCTTCGCTTACTTCAACTTTCCCGCCTTCGGCCAGCTGATTACCCAGGACTGCTAAGAACGAGGTACACGCACCGATGATTCCGGAATGGACACTATACCGAAACCTATCGACCCAATTTACTAATTTTTCGTTGTTGTTTATTTTCATAAGTTAATATTCAATATGCCGTTGTTGATGATACTAATATTATACCCAGATGGCGCAGTAGGCTCGACAACATCGTCGGGTGTTATCGATGCCGGGTCTAGTCTAAGCGAAGCTGTTGTCGGAGATTCGTTCAATGCGTTCACGGACGAAATCGCATAATGCTTGAAATCACATAAGAAATCGTAACGGAGCTGCGGCGCTTCAACAGTCGCAACTAATTTTCTTTCTTTGACATCGACTAGTAACGGCAAATTTTCATAGACCACTTCGTATATATTATATGAGTGTGTCAATTCTTCTGGCGGATTCATATCCCACGTTAACTCACAATTTAACGCATACGAATTAAAACTTACTGCTAGTAGTAGCACAGCTGATATGATGTATTTCATGTTAATTTATCCTTTAATCGTCTATTTTCTAACTTTAAATCTTGAATTGTTTGGTTCTTTTCTTCGGAAATTTCATGCTGAATGTCGGTTAGTAATGATTTAACCTCATCAAATTTCGAGTTCATCTGGGGAATTGTGGGGTGGTCCGTAATGACCCGCTTTTCATGGTCCCGGACCTGCTGAGATAGCTTTCCAACCTCGGTCCCTATTTTCTCTACAAATCCATGAATTGGTTTTAATTCTGCCTGGACCTCTCCAATAACCATCTTATTTAGCAAGTTTTTAAACATTAGCCACCCTGCTCTGATCAATAATCCAATTATTGTTATTAGGCCAACAATAACCCCTACATAATTGTTTGCTTCCTGCATTCATAATTCACTCGCTGGTTTTGTTGATCCGATTCCCGCCCCTGGTATGGTCCTTTGTTGTATGGGACCTTATTAAATATGTTCATTGCTGTTTTCTGTAGTTGTTTATGTGTGTTTTAAGTTAGGCTTTTCGGTACTGAAAATGAAAATTTAAAATTCCAGAACCGGTTATTTCTGCGCAAGTTAGATTGCTTTTCCCCGACGCCGAATCTAATGCATATAAAATTATGACATCACTATTGGACGCCATCCCGGCTGCTAATGCAGTTCCAGCCGTCACTGATATGTTCGTTGGAAGTATAATTCCAACAGGCGTAGCAACGTTGCTCATGTGCTTAAAGGGGAGATTGTGGATATAGGCGTTTCCGGAGAGCGTGCCGATAGAGGACATTGCAAGATAACAGGATGCATAAATCAAGTCACCGGTAGCATACCAGATCCCAGATTGGCTTGAGTACGTTTGCCCTGCTGATGTGACGCTCACGCTTGCATCGCTAAGCTCAGGCGTCCACACGCCACCGTAATTGAGACCCGGAGATAAATCGCTTGACGTGCTTGTGATCGCGCTTGCGCTCGTCTCAGCGGTAAATACTAAGACAGAATCAGCAGGCGGTGTTCCTGTGGTGTTATCTTCATAGGAAGCAGCAGTGACATTGCCCGAACCATCTTTCGTTAATTTTAAATAAACATAATTTGTGGAGCTAGCTGTTAACGTAATATTTTCGGGTAAGCCAACAGTTACCCAATAACCATTGATTACAGCTTGACCACCCAAAACTTCGATAGTAAGGTCTGGGTCGGTTGCTGGGACTTGAAAACCTGAGTGTACAAAATTTTTGTCGCTTGTTAATGTTTTGATGACATCAGTAATATTAGATTCTGAAAGATTTTTGCCATCACCCGCACTACCGCTACCGTAGACGTCATTAACGCTTGGAAATACTTTATTTGCCACCTACGAAGCCCCTATATTTAAAGTCCAGTTGTAAGATACTGCTAAAGAGCTGGTTTTGGTAATGGCCGCGTGCACCACGCGAGCGAACAGCGTCCCGCCTGAGGAAGCGTTAAACAACCCCGCCTCAGTTAAGCTACTCCCATTACCTTGTGTGCTTGATAAATAATAAGACCAAATCACCGCCGCACTAGGTGAGGTTCTTTTAGTTATTGAGCCTCGAAATATTTCTGTACCTAATGTGGTGTCACCTGGATCAACTGCCGTTACTCCCGTTCCAACTGCAAAGTGAGTAACGCCCGTTGCCGGCACCTCATTGAGTAAATCACGCGCTAGATTTCTGCCAGCAATGACTACTAAATTATGACGATAAATTGTTTTAATTATATCTTTGGATACAACATCAATTATTTGTATTTCTACATTTGCATCAAGCTCGATCTGAGATTTTAGCCGTATTTTTGTGTTATCTAGCATACTTCTGCATATCCCACTTCCGCCGTGCTGACATCGCAATCAGGAGAAGCGCTTGAGTATTCTAGCGAATCAGTAAACGACAACGTGTCTGTTATGGATCTCATTTTTACCAGTACTTCATTTTCTCGTATAACAAATTTTCTGCCAGCTCCGGCCAGTTTGTGAAAAAAGTCAGCCCAGCCGCCGAATGATTCCCCGCTTAACGCCCTAACTTGATGTCGTAAGCCAACGCCAGCTTCATCGAGCGTGCTAACAGAATCAATAAGGAATGAATCATTAATGCCGTGAGCCGTCAAATTAATTGTTATTAACTGCCCTGATGATAAGCCGTCGACATCAGTCGCGAAGTCTATGTGCCGCGCTATACTCCCGAAGCGTCTTAATAACCCGTTCGCCTTTTCGATAGCAAAATCGAGTTGATCTATATTAGGGTCGTCGACAATAGATTCATAACGACCGTGCCCACTTTCTGCTGCATCACGAGCGGCAATTTCTTCGGTATCTTCTGCCGCGATGACAATGGGAAATAATCCTTTGTATGTAACGCTTAGCTCATTACTCGATGTAAGTACCGTATCACCTGAGTCTTGCGTAATTGATTTATCATTCTTATTCCAGTAAAAGTTTTTACCTGTATCGATGCCCAGAATACCAACCGTTTTACTCGATGCATCAACGGTAATAGTGGGCGCTTCTGCTACGGGGTAAACTAAAGCAAACGTGATTCTTTTGCCGTCCCCAGCAAACAATTCAGTTTGGTTGTCTGTAATATCGTAACCAGCTCGCAAGTATTGCACGTTTCTATAATTTTCATGGGTATCAGTAACGCGAAGTTCTTTGCAGTTTCTCTGCGCATCGGTAATGTTAAATGGGGCTGTGTTAGTTTCTCTTGCGAAGAAATGAACATCTTTATTGCAATCGATATAATAATCATATCCGGTGAGCTCTGACACTTCATTAAACGCTTGTTTTGCAGTTACATAATTAAAAACAGCTTTGTTAATTGTTGGCCCATCTTCGACGGCAGTATATGTGAATCCCTCACCAGAAAAATAATTATCAATGATATCTTTTAGGATATCTCCGGCCAGTTGCTCTTCATAAACTTCTGAGACAATATGATTATTAAGGTAACTGCCGAAACAATAAGCTTCGACTTGATAATAGAAAACATCTGCATTAAACGGCTGTTCCTCTGATACAATTTTTACTGACCCGCCAAATATCCGAGAGCCGTTATTTTCAATTACAATTTCATCGCCCGAGGATATAAGCCCGGTACTAACTGAAACTTTTTCAACCATCATAAATGAAGCTGTGCGAATTGCGTTTAACTGATCCTCGATTGATAAGCTGTTTTCCAGTAAATTACCAGTTTTAACTACCGCATTGACTTTAACGACGAGCGTCATTAAGCCGCAACGCCCTGCATGCGCAAAATACTTGGAAAGTTACGCACGATTGATTTTGATAGTCGTTGGCCATCCAGATTCACAATAATCGTCTGCTCTCCACCTTGACCGTTCATCATTTGTGGTAATTTTGACAAGGGAATGATTGCTTCACTTTCACCCCCCTCTCCAATCATACCAATGGTAGGGGCCGTGACAATTGCGCCGTTGGCAAACTGCGGAATAGGTGCGCCACCTCCACCAAGCTTACTTGCGTATGCTGTTGTGATAGCTTGCAAAGGTTTAAATCGTTTCAATTGATCAGCTGTAATATCACCAACAAGAAAATCATTGTATGCTGATGAAAGCGTGTTTAGCATGGTGCTAAATATTGATTCAGCTGAACCTTGGCTTGCTCTCGTGCCCGTTAAATCTGATTTAGTGATAAATAGATTGGCGTCACTGGTCTTTAGAATGTCTGATGTCGCCCCAGTGAAATCGACCGTTGGCGCCGCCAATTTTGCATTTTCGACTAATGCGTCATTGGTGCCCAGCAAGGATTCGAGAACATTTGCATTGTATCGTCTGACTAAATCATCGTTTAAGAATGTTTGACCAAGTAAATTTTCTTTTTTTGATACTACGTCATTGAATCGGGCTGCTTCGTCGGTAACATTTTTTACTGAGGCTTTGATTTTTTCGATTCGCTCCTCAAACTCTTTATTATCACCGAGAATACCACTAAGGAGAGCACCACCTGCGAGTATTCCGCCTGCGGCTAATGGTGACAGTGTTCCAGCAAATGCGGCAATGGTTGACGCTCCTCCGGCACCACCGAACACCGATTGAAACGCGCTACTCGCAACAACTTCTGCCAGTGCATCGATAGCCGAATTTTTTATGCTAGTCCATACTCCTTTAAGGGCGCTTTTTAGTGAAGTTCCATCTTTGAGCATATTAGCGATTGATTTTTCAAATGCGAGCTCGACATTACTGAATGTCCTAATAGCTAAATCATTATAGTTAACCGTCCATAGCTCCATGAGCTCTTTCTGAACGTGCTTAACGTCAAAATTATTAATCTTAACTGCAATCTCGATATCGTTTATAGCTTGATTATTTATTTCAAAGTTTTCTCGAAATAATTCCCAACCTTTTTCAATTTCTTTAATTTCGGCATTGCTATTGATGGTCTTGTTTTTGTTATACTCTTCCCATCCTTTCGATAAATCCTTGTTTGCACCTTCAGCCGATTGTATGATTTTATTATTGTGCGCTGTCCAGTCAGTCTCTAGTTTTCTAGTGGTTGCTTCGTTGTTTATTTGTAAGTTTCTGTAGTATAAGTTCCATGCCGCTTCAGTTGATAGCGATGATCGCTTTGCAGTTGTTTTGGCGGTATTGCTGGTTGTGATGACGCTCGCGTTTGCGCTACTAAAAGAATTGGCAACCGCATCGGCGACAGACGCGAAATTACCCTTTATTTTCTCCCCGCCGTCTTCAAGCGCTTTCCATGCTTTTTTAAACTCGCCTTGTGACGCAAAACTGGCAGCACTCGCAGCGGATGTGAACGCATTAGCAACGGCGGCAATACCCTCCATGGCAATAACCGCAGATGTTGCGAGCAGGCCGGTTGAATTTTTAATGCTATTCCATGTTTCAGTAACTTTGTTTTTTAAATCAAATATTACCTGTTTTGATTTTTCCATTGCGGCATCCCAGCCGCCAAGATGATCAACTATAAAGCCTATGAGAAGTCCGGCAGTAGTTAACCCAATTCCCCAAGGCCCAGTTTTTAATAACAGGCTTGTGAATGAGCCAACAGCAGAAACGGTCGTTGAAATCGAGCCGACGAGAAAACCCAGGCCAACAACTAGAGGGCCAATCGCAGCAGCTGCCACAGCAGCTTGAACTGCGAGCTCTCTCGCTTCGGGTGATAAATTCTTAAACCAGGTTACGCCTTCTTTTAAGCTATCAACCATACCCATGAATTGGGGCTTTAACGATTTGAGTGTATCGATTAGATCCAGTGCAAGTGGGCTTACCGCTGCATAAACTTGGTTTTTGAGTATTCCTAGCTCGTCGCCAAAATCTCGCGTTTCTGCGGTTGTTTTGCTTACAAGGTTTTTGTTATCACCGAGTGATTGTGTTAGGCCGTCAAGAGATAAAATATTGCTGCGAATTGCTGTTGTTAAGCGCTGAGCGCCTTCGGCACCAAATATTTTTGTTGCAACATCTAGCGCCTCTGTTTGGTTTGCCGCCCCCTTAATTGAATCAATCGCATCTGAGAATCCAGCTCGCATGTCTTCGCCACGACTGGCCATATCTCGAAATGCTTTATTTAATCCCGGAGAAATCCGAGACCAATCGAGGCCAGCAGCGTTCATGCGTCCCATAAGCACTGCCGTTTCACGCGCAGAAAACCCAGCATTTTGCAACACAGAACCGTATGTGTTTAATCGTCGAATTAAATCTCCCAACCCAACGTCGTAGTCTTGCGTAATTTTGAATAAATCATCCATCAACTCAACACCGTCTGATGCTGGTTTCTTCCACTGCTTAAGCGTTTTTCCAAATGCACTTGCGTTATCGACAGCATCTTCACCCAAGATTCGAGACACGTCTACCACACTGGTAGTCAGCTCTTCTAATATCTCGCCAGTTGCACCTGTCAGCGCGTTTAAGCTGGTAAATGATTTCGCTACCACGTCCACACTATCAGGTACGGTCTGAATAACTGAATCAAAACTATTGACAAGATTATCAAGCTCTTTTCCGGTTTTTCCTGTGCCAACTTGGATAATGTTAGCGGCCTTATCAAAGTCATCGCCAATTTTTCCAAACGCTGCACCTATACCTAGAATTGGCGCCGTTACATTTTTAGTAAGCCTTCCACCTGCCTTCGATAGTTTTTTCTCTGCCTTGTCTAGTTCTTTTTCTGCTTGCTTAAACGATTTATCAAGATTGGTGACATCGCCGCCGAGCTCGACGATCAATTCTTCAATTGTAGTTTTACCCATCTATTTCATCTCGCAATAAGGCTAATTCACTGGCTTGTTCTTCGCGACTAAGTTTAGGTTTATCTGCATTTTGATCGCGGATAATTCCTTTTAGCATCGAAATAGGTTCGACTGCCTTTTTTAGGCGTCCGGTTGCGTTCATAATGTTACATGTTTGCCAGGCAGTTTTAATCCAATCCTGCTCATTTCGCCATTGATAACCGTCGTAAAGTTCGTTTAACTCGGCAGGGGTAGACGACCAAAACTGCTTATGTGTTAACTCAAGCGGCCCAAGTGCTAGTCGCTTGTATCCTTCGATGTATTCTTCGATTTTCGTTTCGACTTTCCCGCTGGGTTTTTTTCCTCGGTCTTTTTTGCTATCAAACCGGATGCGCGGATGGCTGATAAAACTAAAATAGTTAGATCTTTAAATGTTTTTCCGCCCTGCACCCAATGATCCTGGATTAGATCGCCCGTCGTCTTTGGTGAGAGCTCCCTATCATTATCATTAAATTGCTCAACCAATGCCGCCCAAATTAAATTGCGAACGGTAAAAAATCCAAGATCGCCAGTTTGAATTGTTATTAATATTGATTTGCCGGTGATTTCTTCATACAGTGCCAACGTATTAAAATCAAAACGCAAGTCGTAAGTTTTGTCTAATGTGATTTTTGTTTCTTGCATTAAGGGAGCTCCACAATAGCAATTGTTACGCTAGATACGCCGGAATAGGTGATTTGCACATTATCGCTCGAATCATTCCATCGGGCTTTTGGGAACGGGCCTATCATTGATTCAACTCCGGCGCCTACTGCAACAACTGCGTCATGATCTGAACCTTGGCTACACGCCACTTGTGAATCTACGGTCACATTAATAGAGCCACCGCCCCCATTTTTAACATGTATCATTGCTTTCCCGGAATTTGCGAATTGATCGCCGCCCCCGGCAGCTGCACCATAACTCGGGGTTAATCCTGCTATAACTGCTTGCTGTACTGTCAATGTTGCCATTGTTACACCTCAATAAAATTATTTTACGCTTTAACTAATGGGCCTGTGCCTTTTAATGACCCACTAATAGATGCTTCGCTATCGTGAGGCGTGTCCATGGATAAATTCGATAAATTACACAAGCCGATATACGTGTTTGCCGCCGCAGTCGTCAAGCGCACTTGTAAAGATGTGCGATTAAAATATTTATCCTCAAGTTCGGCGTAACCCGCGTCGGCTTCAAGTAGTATGGAATCGAAATCAATGCCCCAATCTCTAACAGTCGGGATTGACTCTTCCCAGTTTGATGAATCTTTTGACGTTGTAATAGCTTCGCCAAGGTTTAGATTCAATGTTGCATTACGCTGTCCACCAACATCGGTGTAAACTGGCGAGCCCGATGTCCCCGTGTTAACTGCTACAATAAACGATATACCCGTTACACCTGGCATTAGATAATCTCCTCATCTTCGGTTTGTTTGATTGGTTTGTACTCGCATATGAGTACGTGTTTTAAAAGCTTCTTACCTGTCACTCGTGATTTTTTCTTTTCGCGTATAGCATGCAAAAAGTGAGTTTCACTATCGGCCTGGATAATTTTAATGACCTGGTCAAGCAAGTAATCAACAGGAGCGCCGACCACCTCGATTATTGTTTGATTTCCATCGAACTCACCAACCATAAAAAAAGGAGCTTTCGCCCCCTTCGTTTTTGTGTCGAGTTTCGATTCATCCGGCCCTGGGATGACATCAGGCTGTCTTGAAAACCCCGCATCAATAAATCGCTTTTCGATATTCTGTCTAAGTTTTTTCATATGCCGATTGTTACTCCATGTAGATACGAAATGTTTGAATGCCTCGATAGGTTTTTTCATCTTGATCTCGAAATGTTTTAGATAGCTCAAAATAAGTATGTATGTGCGAAAACCCTGCAACCGCTAAAGATTTTCCATGTAACACGCGATAAGTCTCACCCATAATTTCTTTAACCGATTTTCGTCCGCCGCCTTCTGACCATATACTAATTGTTATCGTAACTTCAAAACCGTTTCCTGTTTTTGTGTCGTTTGGATCAAAATCATCGTCGCCCATTGTCACATAATCAATTGCGGTATCTTCGGGAACGTCATCATAGACACCATTGATTAACGCCATTAACGTTCCATCGGCAGTTAATGCCGTGTAGATGGCTTTTTGTAATTCCCACTCAGCGCTTGCCATATTTTTGCTTCAACTTCTTTTTTACATTGCGTTTTATGGAGTTTTTTAGCGTCTTTTTTAGTTTTCGCCAATGAGACATAAAAAATGGTTTTGAAGAAGAGAATTTCGTACCAAATTCAACCCAGAGCCAATAAAAATTTGCATAAATCCCCCATCGATGCTGGTCGTTATCTATATTTCTTGCTTCAATTGACTTGCTTAATTCACCTGTTCGCTTAACAACGTCATCAGATGATTTTTTTGCGGTTCTGATCGCTCCACGTTCCATTGTTTTTGTGATTTGATCTTGGACATCTTGAGGAATTGTTTTTAGTATTTTCGAAAGACGTTTTGCGTTCCTTATTCTTGTTTGGCTATCAATTTTAGCCATTGCTTTTTCTCATCGTAATTAATAGGATGTGAAATTATTGTTAGTGTGATCGAGCCCCAAATAATCCGCATGTTACGATTTACTGTTGATCGATAACGCATATGAATTTCATATTTGTTTTGCTGTTGATTTTGTTCTTGCTTGACTGACTCTTCAACAACGATTGGTTTAATTCTTACCCTGTCGGTAAATGTATTCGACCAAGTTGGAGTAGTTCCGCCTCCGCCATCACTTACTGTGGTTTTTGATTGGAAGGTGACGGGCTCGCGTAATTGACCTGCATCCATTTATAAGTATGTCCATTGAACGCTATCCATTAGCGACTCAAATGCCATTGGTACTTCTTTGATAGTAAGCATCGATGTTGCTTCACGATTTTGATATAGATGGCCAACATATAAAACAAGCGCTTGTCTTATAACAAACGGCACATTGTTAGGATTAAGACCGTATCCACTGACGAATTCAATTGTGACTGCGTTCGCTACATCTCGAACCGACGGCCATGACTGGCTATACGCCAGCCGGACGATTCCAGGCTCGACACCAACATCAACATCATAAACAGCCGAACTTAGAACTTGAGTTGCTCCATTTTCGTCTATATAACTTACACTTGTAATGGACTGAAGCGGCGCAAGCGGGATAAACATTTCATCGGAAAATGACCTGAACGACCAGTCCCAGGTTTGCGTTATCAATGCGCGGCTTAATCTTTTCTCTACTAAATTTCGCGCTACTCCAATGTATGATTGCAGTAACGTATCATCACTATCGTGATAAACGTTTAATTGTGATTTTGTAAACTCCAGAGTTATGGGCTCTTTCTCTGGAGCTGCATCTATTACAATTGACATAAATAATTAGGCCTTAGAAATTTCGCTGTCAATTATTCCGTGTTTCTTAATTTTCACCCCGAGCTCATTGATGCAGTATTCTACAGCTGATTTAGAATCATCAAGAATGCTTTTGTGTGCCTTGATTGTTTCCTTGCTCGCCTCAATAACGTCATTGCAATTGTAGTTTATACCCTCTAGTTCCCAGTCGCTTAGAACTCGAGCTTTTGCGTTAGCCATGCTTTTTCCTTTTCAATAAAAAAGGGAATCGAAATTCCCTTTTTCTTGGTAAATTAAATCAATTTTATTAGGTTGCGGAGTTTTGGTAATACTTGACCGCTCCACCAACATCTGTGAACGCGCCGCCAGATCGCATCCACATTAAGAAGCCAACTTGACCGAGTTTAGCGTATGCTGAATCAGTGAATCGAAATAGCGTCATGTCCATCACATCTCGGATAATATAGTGATAGTAATCACCGAACAAAATGGATTTTGCATTCGCCGCCATTACGACAACGTCGCTATTTGTTACGATTTCATAACCAAGCAATGTATCCGGCATTGGGCCTGATAAGCCATCATAACCAGGCAAGAATATTGGCCGCCCATTTGAGTCTTTCAACTTCCTGATGATTTTTAGCGACGCATCATTCATCATAAATCGACAATTTCCCTCTTCTCGATACGCCTCATCAACTGAGTGAACTAAGTCTACTAGATCGTCGAATATAACCGTAACCGTTTGGCCGGTCGTACCAACTTTACCGCTGCCTGCATTTGGAACAATACCTTTTGATTCGCCTGTGCCAGTTCCCACTGTAAATTTTGTATTTGTAATTCTACCCAAGCGCTGGATTAAACGTTTGTTAACTAACGTTTCGATATCGATCTGAGAGTCTTGGATTAACTCAAAGGGCACAGCAACCACTTTGGATGAGAATTTGTAAGTTGTAAGTAAAGTAGTTCCAAACACTAAATCAGCGCCCGTTGCCGTAGTGTTCTCCGCTATTTGTTCACCTGTTTCGCTTGTTCCATCTGAATTTGGATAATTAATCGGATTTCCGTTTGATGATTGAAGGACATTTGCGACTCGACGCATTCCTCCAAATTTTTTCAGGGCATCCGCAATCATTGCTGCAACTTCGGTCTGAACAGTGTAGCCACCTTCCGAATCTGTAGTCGTACTCATGGTCGCCCGTATTGACGTCCAATCCTCAGCTGTTAACGACTTATCTCCGCCTCGTAACCATTTGCAATACAATCCTCGAGCGTTGATTTTTCCGTCTTTACCCGTATTTTGGTTTTCAACATGCTGAAGTGAGTTGTCGATTTCTTCGTCGGCAACACTTTCTAGATAAGCTTCAACCCGGCTTATCTCAGCGTTTATATCCTCAATCTCTGACATGGTTTTATTATAAATTTCTTGATGCTCGGATTTCCACGCATCACCCTTATTATTATCCAATAAGTCATGAAGTTCTTTAGCACGAACGCTTTTTCGCTCCCGCAAACTTTGAATTGAAATGCTCATTTGGTGTATCTCCTTAATAGTTTTAAGACATAAAAAAACCACCTCAAAGGGTGGTTTGTTTCCGCGTATCGCTGGGAGCGACTATGCGACTTTTTCGGCGAACTCTAGTTTTCGTTTGAGCTCATCCAGATTCGTTAATTTTTCCGGTACTGCTGGTTCGATCCTATCAATTTCTGGTGGATTGCTGTACGCGCTCAGATTCCATGACTTATTTGTTCTATTTTTTGCTTTGTTTTCGCCTGCAATTGAATCAGCAAAACCTAGTTCAACAGCTTTCTCCGCTCCTATCCAGGTTTCAGCGGCCATCCATGTCAGAATATCTTCAGGCTTCTGGCCAGTTGATTTTGCATAAGTATTTACTAAAGTTTCGTCAATTTGTTCTAATAATTCTGCAGTTTGCATCAAATCATCAGAGTTACCATAAGCAAATGTCCAGGCTTTGTGGATCATAAAAAATGCTGATTCGGCGATTATCACCTCATCAGCAGCAAGCGCCATATAACTTCCTGCGCTTGCTGCGTATCCGTCAACATGCGATCTGGTCTTAGAAGGGTGATTTATTACGGCTTGCTCCATTGCTCTTGCCGCGAACACGTCCCCGCCTGGGGTGTTGTATCTAATATTTAGTATTTCAGTGTCGACCGCAGATAATGTTTTGCTAAAAGCTTCAGGGGAAACGCCGCCAAACCATTCTGCCTCCTCATCATTTGCCACTATTAAATCATACACATATACAGTAGTTTCAGAATCGTTTTTTTTCTCTGCCTTAAAATATCCCTGTTTTCGATTGTTAAACATTAATTGTCTTAAAGGATGCATTATTCAGTCTCCGGTTTCGGGATAGTTTTCAAATTTTTTCGTGGGGGGAGGTTCTCAAGCCTTCTAATCTCTTCAACATCAATCCAAGGTTCTTCACCTGCTCTACCGAGTGCTATTCGATACCCCTCCATTCGGGTTTTATAGTCTCCGGCCTCAAGGCCTGCAAGGTTGAATTCGCAAAAATGTTTTTTAGTAAGGAAGCATTTCCGATTTATTTCGGTTTCAATTTTTGTTAAATGACGACGTAGCGTATATTTTGACAAGCCCAATGATAGTTGCTCGACTCCAGTCCCCCAAGAGGATGATTTTTCGGTGTAACCAATCATATGAGGAGGCACACCAAAGGCCATGCAAACCTGAAGCACCTGAAAACCCCGAGTCTGAATCAATTGAGCGTCTTCAGCTTTCATGGTTATTGGTTTGACTTTAATGCCGTTCGTAAATACACCTGGCTTAAAAGATTTTGAGTAACCGCCATGCATTTCTTCAACTGCGTTTCGTATTATATCAACCTGAGTTTTGTCAAGCTTTTGTTCAGTTTCCAGCGCGTAATCTGGGCGAGCGCCGTTTTTAAAAAACTTTCCTGTGTACTCTTCGGTCGCAATAGCATTTCCAGCGGCATTCCTCAAAACGCCTGCAATTTGAGACATACCATTTAGACCGTTAAACCCTAAGCCTGGTATATGCAAAACATCGTCTTGATCAAGTGCATATTTGTCACCTTCAACTGGGTCAATAATATATACCAAGCGATTACTCAATCGCTTGACTGTCACAATTGACGGGTGGTGTGGTTCAAAACCTACAATATCACCGGCAAACCTCGAACCCTTTCGCCGATGAATTTGTGCGTATGAATCACCGCGAAGCAAAAGAGATTGCAACAAAAATTCCCAAAATACAGGGGCTGACCAAATATCGTGAGGCTCTTCATTTAAAAGCCACCATAAATCATGATCTAGTCGAGTGCGGCCATCTTTGTTTCTCTCGTAAACTGGCAGAGGTAAGCTAGCAATTGCCCCCCCAATTAATCCGACACACGCATAAACTGCAGCAACGGCCATTGCAGTTTTTTCATTGACCACTGCGCCAGAAGCACTCGAAGCACCGCCAGTTAGAGCTTCCCACAAATTGGAACCCTTTAATATCTGAGATGAATCAACTGATTCATTTTTTATGGATTCTAATTGGTTCTCTAGCTCGGCGACCTTGCTTTCTAGCTGTTTTTTTCTGCCAAATCCCAACATTTATAATACTACCACTTCTGGTGTTTTATCTTCTTCTGGCCCGAGCATCAAACCCCAGGCCATTAACATAGCAACCATACCGTCGATTTTTTCTTGGGAATTTTTTCGGTCTGGCGCCATGTTTTCATTCACGTCGCGTCGAGCAACTAAGTTCGACGCCATCCAATTTAAGACAGGATTATTTCCGTGTGTGAATTTACTGGATGCATAGCGCCGCTCGAAGTCTTGCATAGGCGGGTGGAATGATTTTGGGCCTTGCCGAAAACCAACAAGCGGTGCCTCTTCTTCAACAAGCCGATTGACAAGGTCGGTAGCGTTCCATTCGTCATACCCGATTGATTTAATGTCGAATTTCCCAAGATGTTCTTTGACATCTTTTTCGATGTATGCATAGTCGGTAACATTGCCGGGCGTAAGTAAGATATGACCTTGGCTTGCCCAGGTTTGAAACGGGACATTTCCACGCTCGGTTCGTGGTTTGACGATTTCTTCGGGTAAGTAGAAACGCGGGTAAACAATGACTTGCTTTTCGATTTCCCAGAGTAAAACGAATGCGTTGAAATCTTGTGTTGCTGCAAGATCAAGTCCGGCATAGCATGGCAACTCGAGCAAGTCTTCGATGTTGATTTGTGATTGACATTTTGCCCACGTATGGATGTTGATCCAGGCGCCTTTTGCAGTTGTCCAAACATTGAGTCGTTTTGTTTTATATTCGCCAAGTGAATCTGGGCTAATTCTGGCTTCGTCAGCGTATCCGCGAAGCTCGTTGCGCTGAACACTAACATCAAGATTAGGGTTAGGCTTAATCCAGCAATTTTCATCAAACTCGTCGTCGTCTTCGTCAATCGTGTAAATGATTCCATAATAGTGATCACCTTTAATTACTCCTTGGAGTATTTTCGTTACAATTGTGCGCTGTTCATAGCACACGCCTAAATTGTTGTAGCCTGCCGTTGTGATATACATCGACAGCGGGTTTTTTCTCGCACCTCTCGCCGATTTCAGTACGTCGAATAATTCTCGATTTGGGTGCGCGTGGAGCTCGTCAAGTAAAGCAAAGTGTGGGTTTAGCCCATCTTGAGTACTTGCTTTAGAATTTATTGGCTGAAGAAATCCGCCATTGTCATGACAAACAACTGAGCTTGCCATCGGATTAAGGTTGAACGCTTCAACTATATCAGGCGTTCTCTCGACCATTTTTTTTGCAACATTGAAAACTATTCGCGCCTGTTTTCCTGTTGTTGCTGCGGTGTAACATTGCGGCCCGTTTTCGCCTTCACAACATTCTGTGTACAGAGCAACACCCGCCGCCCACGTCGATTTCGCATTCTTTCGACCGACTTCGATGTATGCCGTATTAAAACGACGATAAGAATCAGAAACACGCCGAAAGCCAAACATATTGACAGTGTTAAAAATCTGCCAAGGCTCCAGAACGATTGTCGGATCGTCCCAAACACCCTCGACATGCGGCAATTCTTCAATAAAGTCACATGGGTTGTTAGCTTCCCATTCATCGAAATAAAACGGGCAATCTGGATCATTTTCGATTCGCTCCAAATCACGAATAAATCGAATTGCGGCTAATCTAACCCACTTGCAATATTTTTTTCTTTTTTTGTCTCTCTTTGCTGACCAAGCATATTCAAGCGCTATTCGAAAATAGTTTCGCTTGAACTGCTGGTCATCGTTTGTTTTTTCCAAAAGAATTTCCCGACTTGCCGCCAGTTGGTTTCCTCACTTGCTGGCTTGCTGGTGTGTCGTAGAATTCAGCAGAATAAATACGATGGCTATTGAGCATTGATGTTGGCGGTGTTATTTTCTTTCGCCAGAAATCATCAATCAAAGATGCCTCTAGACTGCAATATTGCGCGAGTGCATCTTCGCAACCTGAAATATTTTGATTTCTTTTTTCATAGCGGGAAATTTTTTCATCCCATATTTTACGGGCTCGTCCGATCAACCATTTTGGGCGCAGTATCGGATCATCGATTACGTCAACAGTTCTTTGGGTTTCTCTGCATTTTTGTGAGGTTCCTTGCAACTGATGAATATCTGCAGATTTTAATTTTTTACCTGGTTTAGCCATTTAGATCACTTGTTAATCGTAATTCCTTAGAAAAATCAGTTTTTTAATTTGCACGTGTAAAAAAATGACTGGCCGACGGTCTAGAAGA